CCTCCTCCCTATTATCAATATCAATACCTCTAAGGATAAGGTTACTAGAGCTATGCGGAGATCCGCTAACTTTGAAAACGGTAAGATCTGGTTTAGAGAGGGTATGGATGATCTGGAGGAGTGCTTACTGCTATTCCCAGAGGTAGAGCATGATGATTTATTTGATGGTTTGGATTTTGCCTGTGCTATGGCAGACAATAACAATGAGATCATAGTACACAGCAGAGAGGATTTTTATATTTAATCTTTTAGCCCTTATAAGTGAGGGCTATTTTTTTATTGGTAAAGGAGGAAACTTTGTAATGATAAGTAAGCCAATTGATAGAGCCTTTCATGCAGAGATGGCGGAAAGTAGGTTTAATCCCTCTTTCCTTAATGATTTGGTAGAGGCTCATGTTAAAAAGATCGCTCCCAAATACAGGAAGTATCAAAAGCTGTATGAGGGTAAGCATAAGATCCTCAGTAGACAGAAAACCGATAAGAATAAGCCTAATAACAAGGTGGTTAATGACTTTTTCGGGCAGGTCATTGATAACACGGTAGGCTATTTCTTAGGTAATCCCATTATCATTAACTACACAGAGCCTAAGCCAGAAAAGCCTAAGGTAGATACGGATCCTGTAGATGTGGGCGTAGATATGGGAGAGCTGGTGGATACAGCGGTACAGGAGTACTTAGATAAGCTGGGCGTAGAGAATGATAAGGATGATCTCTTTATCGAGTGGGGCAAGGAGGCTATGATTAAGGGCTTATCTCATATTCTGGTTTACCAAGATGAGGAAAGCAATACTAAGTTTATGCGGATCTCCCCAGAGGATCTTATTATTGTGTATGAGAACAGTGCTACCAAAAAGGCTAAGTATAAGATCCGCCTCTATGACATTGATACAGAGGATACGGGCATTACTAGACACTATGCAGAGGTGTACAGTGCTACTAAAATGGAGCTCTTTATGAGTACAGAGAGTACCGCTGTAAGCGGAGTTAAGAGGGAGTTTTGCTCCTATGCCTTTGTAGAGGAAAAGCCTCATATTTACGGTAGGATCCCCATTATTACCGTGTATAACAATGAGGAGCAGATGAGTGATCTGGAGAAGATTGAGAGCCTTGTAGCAGACTATGATAAGGTGCTCTCCGATGTTTCTAATGAGTTTGAGGCTTTTAGAAATGCGTACCTTATGCTTAAGAATATGACCGCAGGTAAAGAAGGGGTACAGAAGCTAAAGGATGAGGGCATTATAGAGGTTATGGAGAACGGAGATGTTAAGTTTGTAACTAAGCAGATCCAAACGGAGGCTCTGGAAAACCATCTTAACAGATTGGAAAAGAGTATCTACACTTTCTCACAGGTGCCTAACCTCTCAGATGAGAATTTTGCAGGTAATCTTAGCGGTGTAGCTATCCGCTTTAAGCTCTTTGGGCTGGAAACCAAGTGTATTATCAAAGAGCGAAAGATGGAAAAGGCTATTAGAGAGCTGGTAAGGGTACTCACGGTGCCTATTAGAGTATCTACGGGTAAAGAGATTGATCTCCTTAACCTCAGCGTAGAGTTTACAAGAAATGTACCCAATAATCTTACTGAGATCGTGGATACCGTTACTAAGCTGGATGGCAAGGTTGATAAGGAAACCCTCCTTAGCTTGCTCCCCTTTATTGATAACCCCAAGGAGGTACTGGATAAGCTGGAGAAAGATGCAGAAAAGGCTAAACAGCACAGTGATCCTTACAGCGTAGCTAATGTACAGGCGGATGGGGCTCACCTATTCCCTAATCTGAACGCCCAGAGTAGCCCACAGGAGCACTTAGAGGCTACGGGGGCTATAATTCCCCAGCCAAAGGCGTAAAAGGCTGTGAGGGGCTTACAGGAGGCTTACAGGAGGTGTAAGAGATGGCATATACAGGCTACATAAATCCAGAAGTAGCTAAAATGTACGGTATCCCTTATAGCCAGCTTACGGCAGAGCAGAGAAAGATCCTCCATGCGGATAGCGTGAGGAGAGCTAAGCTCATTAAGGAGAGACAAGAGGCGGTACTAAGGAATAACCTAAAGGCGTTTGATGATGAGGCTAAAATGGAAAGAGTTTTAGCCTCTATCTATAAGGATTGCCAGAAACAGATACTAGCAGATGTTACGAGTACCATAGCAAAGGTAAAAAAGTCTGGAGGAGATTGGAGCTATGCTAATCAGAGTGCCCTCACTAGGAGTAGAGGGCTCTTTGAGCAGATCACAGCAGAGCTTACTAAGCTGGGGCAGAAAGAGCAGATTCTCTTTATGCAGGGATTAAGTAACATCTATACGGATCAGTATTTGAGGCAGATATATGAGCTGGGGCAGAGTATTACCGTAAAGGCTAATTTTAACAGGCTTAACCCAGCTCTGGTAAGGAAAACCTTAGATTATCCGTGGAGCGGTGCTATGTTTAGTGATCGCTTATGGAATGATAAGGAAACACTGGGTAAAAATCTTAGAGTAGGACTTACTCAGAGTATGATACTGGGAGAGGGTATCCCAGAGATCACGGATAGGATTAACAGGAATATCAATACCTCTAGATATAATGCTGAGAGAATAGCCAGAACGGAAACAAAGAGAGTTACCTACTGTGCTCATAATGATTCCTATGAGGATATGGGCGTAGAGGAGCTGGAGTATCATACAGCAGGAGAGCGTAGCAGTAGCGTAGTATGTAGTACTTGCCATGCAGATAGAGGTAAGATCTATAAGAGGGGCACAGAGCCTACTCTCCCCCGTCATCCTAACTGTAAATGCGTATATATCCCTGTGGTATCTGATGAGTTTGGGGATAATGAGCTTAATGAGCTTACAGGCTCCGTAAGAGGTGCTGAGAACTACGAAAAGTGGCGGAAAGCAGAGGAGGAAAAACTCAAAAAAGAGGCGAATAAGGAAAAAACTCCAGAAGATCTTATTAGAGAGCGTATTGAGCAGGATAAAGCACAGGGAAAAGCCTACAGAGACGGTATTAACGCTCAAATTTCTACTAAGACTAAGGAGCACGATGATCTACCAGCTACCTACAATGACCAGATAGCTAAGATTGAGGCAGAAAAGGCTAAGTATAAGCTGGAGGCAGAGGCTAAACAGGCTGAGCTGGATAGATTGCACGCAGATAGAGATAAACTCTCCCAAAAGCGTAGTGAGTTAGTAGATTTACTTGATGCAGGAAAGATTACAGAGGAGGAGTGTGATGAGAGATCCTCTCTCCTAAGTGAGGAGAGAAAGGCTCTTAGGGCTAAAATCTCTGGGGTAGAGGATGAGGTTTACCAGATTACTCAAAGTGTAACAGCCTTAGAGGATAAAGTACGGGCTATTAACAGAGAAATCGCAGATAAACAGAGAGCTATCATGCAGGAGATTAAGGATCTCAATGATAAAGTAAGAGAAAGTCTGGATCTGGAACTGGATTTTGACTTAGATATTGCCTTTGTAGGTAGTGACAGCAGTAGCCTTATGCGGTATAATCATATTGAGGAGTTTAGATCTATGAGATCCGCTCTAAGAGCTAACCCTACTTTTGATTATGATAAGTATAAAGCAGAACTTGTACAAGTGGCTCAAAGAATGGATGAGGAGGCTTTAATTATCCATAGTAAATTGAGTGCAGTTGTAGAGAAAAACTGGTATGATAGCCTTGACGGATCCAGTAGTGCTCATTATTCTCCGTGGAAAAAGCGTGTAAATATGAGAATGAGTGATAATTCTAAGGAGAGATCCTTAGGTACGGGCTTACAAGGTAGCTGGCACACTAAGTATCATGAGGAGGGGCACCAAATAGATAACCTCTTAGGTGCAGTATCTGATTTTATGGAGGCAGGATCTAAGGGATACGGAGGATCTGTATGGAAAGCCTTTAGCTCTCCTCACACAGCCTACGGAGAGCAGTTTAAGGAGGCTATTGAGAAAGATATTTTAGATTTTCTTAATACCGCCATTAGATACTGTAATGACGAGCAGGGAATGTCATACAAGCCCCTTACCTCCCTTAGTAGAATCACTAGGGATGCTAGACTTGCCTTTTCTCGTTACGGAAACTACTTGACATCGAATTTATCCGATACTAAAGTTAACACTCAGCTTATGATTTTAACAGATGCCATAGGATGTTTTACTAAAGGTAACTTATGCCCTTATGATTATGGTTACTGGGGGCACAGAAAAGCGTACTGTAAAGATCAAGGTATCTGGGGTGCTACATCGGAAACATGGGCTACATTCTTCTACATGAGAACTTGCGGATCAGAGGAGGAGGTAGAGATGGTAAAAAAACTCATGCCTAGTACATGGAGCTCTATGAGTAAAGCCTTTTCCGATATTGCAGAGTATTGTAAAAAATCTAATTTATCATATTAGGAGGTATAATATGGCTAAGATTGTTTATGATGAGGTAGATATTGAGATCTTTGAAATGACACCTAGAGGCAGAGCTTACTTAGAGTACAATGAGAAAGTAGGCGGAGAGCCCTTTAGTGAGGGCGTAGGTATGCCGATTTTTGAAATTGAGAAGAACTACGGAGGGGTAGTAGGGCTTTACCATGAGTGTATTAAGCAAGGGAAAACATGGCAGGAGCTGTTAAAAACCTCTGGTAAGTGGGATGAGATCCCAGAGGAGTAAAAGATTGAGCTACTGGCTACGGCTGGTAGCTCTTTTTCTCTAAATTTATCCCTGTGCAGTGATTAGGATAGATAAAGAGGAGGGATAGAATGTTTGAGTACAAAGGCTTTAAGACCAGAGAGGCTATGATAAATTGGATAGAGAAGCATAAACACAAGTACTATTATGAGGAAATCTTTGTAAATAATGGGTACTGTCTTTATGTAAAACCTCTAATTAAGCAGTAAGGAGGGCTTTATGTGCAGGTTTTAGGTATCGGTAATGTAACAGAGTGCAATAGATCTTACATATTCCTAAACAATGACGGGAAACAGGATAGGATACGGGCTACTCCAGAGCTCCTTAGACTTATTAGAGATACCGCCTCTACAGATCAAGCGTTTTATGATCGTATGTGCAAGGAAATTACCACAGCTTATGAAAAGCGTAAGGTAGAGGTAAAAAAGAAATACCACTTTATCACAGACGATATGGTAAAAGAGGCGTTTTTAAGGGATCATAAAGAGGGATTATCCCTTAGCTGTCTAAAGGATACCAATAATGAGGAGTGTACAAGACAGTACGGGATGCTCTTTGGGCTGTATGAGGGAGCTAATATTGCTATGGAGCGTAGATGGGAGGCACGCAAGCTACTAGCACAGGCAGAGGACGGATTAAAAGAATGATAAAATAAGGCTGATAGTGATTAGGTTTGCTATCAGCCTTATTTTTTTTTTGTTTTCATAGCCTACTTAGAGAAAATGAAAGGGTTTCTCCTGTAAGTACATAATTTTTCCTAGTAACATACATATTTTTTACACCATTGTAACCTAACTTATGAAAGGTTAAAGGGCTTTTCTATGGATAACTTACGAGGGATCCATAAAATGGAACTTACTTTAAGGAGGAATAGAAAATGGCTGAAACGGCTAACGAAACAAAGGCAAATGTAAACCCTACTACAGGCACAGAGGAAAGCGGTAAGAGTACCGCAAATGCTACCACTGGTACCACTACGGAAAATACCGCTCCTAAGGTTAAGACGGAGGCGGAGATCCGTGCAGAGCTCCAGAAAGAGTATGAAAAGATGGCAGATAAGAGAGTAACTGATGCTATCAAGAAAAAGGAGAAAGAGTGGGCGGATAAGCAAGCTAAGGAGAAAATGACAGAGGATGAGCGTAAGCAAGCGGAGGAGCGTGAGCGTTTG